TATTTTGGTCATTTGTTGACACCCTTACATAGCCGATTAGCATCTAAATCAATCCCGTAAATAGCGTTATTTTGCCGGATGGGATGAATATCAATGAGTTGAATAGAGTCGCTAAAAGGTTCGTTTAGGCGGCGGGCTAACTGGAGTCGTAGGACAGTCGAGAAATGCTACTATGAGCGTAACGTCTGCCAGCTCGTCTGCGACATGGTCTGCTGATGAGTTGATCGTTGAAACGGCGTTGGGTGGGATACAGTACCGACTGAATTCGGTTAGCCTGACTGTTAACCTAGCAATAACTGGGGCAGGAGGCATGGATACCGGCTCTGCCCCGGCATCTGGGTTTGTCGCGCTATACGCGATCTTCAATCCAACAACGCAAACTGCTGCATTATTAGCAACAAACGCCACATCAGCTAAAGCCCCAGAAGTATACGGCGGTTCATATCTGCCAGTTGGATATACAGCTAGCGCATTAGTGGCTGTGTGGCCGACCGATCCAAGTGGCCGACTGAAGATCGGCTATTTGAATGGCAGGCGATTAAATTTGCAGCCGGTGACGTTATTAACAACGGGAGCCATTCCATCAACGCCAACAGCTTTAAACATCTCCGGTTTTCTCCCCTTAAACGCTAAAACTCTGTCAGGCGTTGTCACTCAAACAATTTTGGCAGGAACGGGTGGCATGTTGACATCACTGGCGGCTAACTCTGTACTTAACTCGCACAGCTTTGGTGGGTACTTGTCAGTAACAGGGGTGGGGATTTTCGATACTTTCGATGAGTTGGCTATTCTCACTAGCCAGTCGATTTACTATTACGGAAATATTTCCGGCAGTCCAACTTCATATACCGTTGCCATAGCTGGCGTGGGGTACACAATATGATTTATGCAGCTTTTTCTGACTCAACTAAAACGACTATCATCGCCGTTTTTTCATCCCCGCAAGATGCCATAGCTTGGCCACAGCAGGACGAAATTGATGCATCTGATAGTCGTTACAAAGCTTTTTACACAGCTCAACCAGCCTTTATTCAGACTGGCATGCTTGCTGCTACCAGCTAATCGCCTGAGTCGCCGCTACGCTTGTAGCGGCATTTACTGATGTGATTAGCGTTTGAAGACGAGTTTGCGCTGCGTTCAGATACGTTTTCCAGTCAGCGACAACCTGTGTTGCCTGCGCATCCGTGTGAGCCACAAATCCCCAAACACTTCCTGTTTCACACCATAAGCTACCGCCAGCGCCGCTGGCTGCCACGGATGCCTGGTTTTGCTGGTCAGTTAATTTGCTGGGGTATGTGTGAGAGCTGCCAAGTGCTGATGATACAAACCCAGCGAGCAGATATGCCTGGCACGCTGCAGACAGGATACCGATCTGAGTTGATTGCGCAGTTGCAAGCAGTTGAGCTGACGTTTGTGCTGCTGGGGCGACGAGACCGCCATTGACGTACGTGTAACCTGGCCCTACGCTTGACCAGTCACTATCTGATAGTTCGATACCTCCACTTGCAGGGGCGGTTAAATACATACCTGTGATATTGCCAGTTGAGTCTACTGTTATGTATTTGCTCATCATTTTTCCTTAAAGAATCGCCAGCATATTTAATGTGCATGCGTAACTGTTTGGGTTGTAAATAGTTACACTTGTTGTTCCAACTCCATTTATCCACATGGCGTAGGTGATGGCGTTAGCTGGTGTCAGCGTTGTGTAAAAAACTTGCGGGGCTGACACAAATGCTAGCGGGAAAGTCCATGTTGCTGAACCATTTGCCGGGACTGTCAAATTCCCTCGATCGTATTGAGCACCGTTCGGTAGTGTAACAGCAACGCCATTGCCATTTGATACTGATGTGAATTGGTCTAGACGAACGGCCTGCTCTGACTTTGTCGCTTGTGAGATTTGTAGCGCACCCCCACCGCTGAGTATTCGAAACACCCCAGCAGATAGATTGAACACAAGTCTTACAAAACCAGAAAGTTCACCGCCTTGCAGCGCTCCTACAGCGCCATATATTTGCGATGCTCCCACGCCATTGATATTCAATGTCGCGGCGCCAGTGTTGATATTAGCTGATGAAAAATAAACAAGAAGCTCCATGCCTGTTGTGAGCGCAACAAGGGGTAACGCTGTGGATATTGTATAAACGTTTGCCGAGCTTTGTACCGGAAGCCCCAAATAAACGGGGTTTTGTTGCAATTGTGTTAGCGAAATCGCATGCTCTGGTTTAGCTGCGGCATTAACTTGCAATGATGCGCCGGTGACTTGAGACAGCAAAACGGCGCTAGCTAGCGTCGATGAGTACGCAACCCAGCCATAGCCACCTGCCGCCAGCTCCCCGCCTTGCAGTGCCCCAGCTACACCGAGTAACGGAACGGCAGCATTAGAGCCGATCGTAATTGTCGCTGCTCCGGTATTAGCATTCGCAAATTTCACCAAAAATGGTACACCATCGGCCAGGGTAACTGGCGATGCGATCACAACACTATTTGCAGTCGTTGACGTGTCAGCGCAGAATCCGCCTAAACGAAGGTTTCCGAGAGCGGTCGGGATTGATGCGAGATCGGAGAGGTTGTTGCTGACTTGCAGCACACTCTGCATCGCGTCAGTAGTGATATTTGTGCCATCGCAAACAATCTGTGCGGTTTTGCCGGGCGCAATCGTGACACCATTCCCTGACGCAGTTTTGCATGTGACGGTAAACGCGCCGGTACAGTTATTCACAATAGTCCAGTCTTTTGTCCAGGCGGGAAAAATGACGTTGATATTAGCTGTCAGTGTGCCTGCCAACGTGATTCGACGTTTCGCTGCCTGCAGGGGTGTTAGTGTGACGCTGGTTGCCGCTAGGCCAGTGATCGCAGTTACACCGTACTGATAGCCGGGCACCCATCCAGTCGGGGAAGTTGTTGTAGACTCCGGCGCGACCGTGTTTGCGTCCGTTTGATTAATCCACTGCCCCGAATTGTCGGAGGCATTTAGTTTTGCCCCTACTGGATACCCAGAAATTGCGGGGCCGAATGTTGAGTCGTAGTAATACCCACCACCGGCCTGATTCCACAGGATCGCATTGGTGATGGCGTTAAGTATGCCATTAAAATCCAGGCCACTCGGTGCAACCCCACCAGCCACCAGCGGCGTACGAGTCAAGGGTGGAAACCCATCTGTATACGATGCTGCACCCGGCGTTACGCTGATTTGTGATGCCTGAGGGATGGTGTTTTTAGATCCTGAATTTGCAAATGGAATGGGGATTAATGCCGGAATAGAGCTAGCTTGCATTTTGTAGTCCCTGTGATGGATTAAAAAATACGCCCTGGCCGAATGGCTGCGCGCCAGCTTCGCCAAAGCCAAATGTTGAATTAGGGTTGATGATTAATGCGGTGGCCAATACGCCACACGGTCGGGGCAATACTTTGCCGCATGTGACTATCGCCAGTTGTACCGGCGTTAAATCAAACAAAAATGTGTAACGCAGTTGCATATTCCCAGCATCGACAACAAACGCAGTACCGGATGACGAGAACAACCAGCGCAGAATTTTATTTATGTTAGGGATAGAGCAGTCAGTGATGTTGAACATCGCTTTCGCGATAATTAGCTGGCGATAGGCATCATCAGCTAGTTCGACAGTGGATGTTGATTGCAGGCCACTATAAAAAACGCCCTGGCCGAATGGCTCTGGGTTATTTGTTGATAAGTTGGTCGCAGCCTCGCCGAACCCGAAATAAAGCGGTGTTGAATTAACGGTCAGCAATCGAGAGATGTTTACTATCTTTCCGAGAATATCAAGCCCGAACCCCTGCGCCGTATCCACATCCCAGATATACGAAAAAACGCTATCTAAATCCGTTGCCGGGTCGATTGCATCATTAAACGTTTCTATCAGGCTGCATATTGTCGGCGAGTTAGCGTACTGGCTGAGTATCGTATCAGTGTAATTTTCCATGTGATCACACCATGGTTACAGCGATGTTGGCGGCTGCGATTGTTGGGATCTGGTCAATGCCCAGCGTGAGAGACGTTAACCCGGCCGCTACTGCGTACCCCAGCGAGATAGACAGGATATTTACGTTGCTGTTTACGGCATACACCGGCGCGTAATAGCGGCCAGCAAAAAGAGCCGCACCAATGCGTGCCCGGGTGCCGCCATCCTGACCATTAAAGGCCGAAACAATCGCAGCCTGAATTAAGGCAACGATATTTGATGGCAAGCTGGAATTGTTCGATATCTGAATAGCGAAATAAATCGGCGTGACAGTTGGTGTTACCCATGCGACCTGGTACTGCGGCTGTGGAGCCTCATAGTTTGTATCGTAAATGGTGTACGAGTTAGAGCCATTATAGTTGCAGCCCGGCGCTTTTTTGTTCCAGATGGCCGCAGCAATTGCCGATGCCAGTCCACCATAAACACAAGCGTATAATGAGTTGGCTGCAACCTGCCGGTTTGACGATCCCAGCGTGACGGCTGTAGGCTGAGGGTTGTCGATTACATACGCATCCACAACATCAGAAACAGCTAATAATGCTGCGTAAATTGACTGCACGGAGTTAACGCCGTTGGCGGCAACTGATTGTTTGCGACGATATTCAAAATCAGCTCTGCTCTCTACGTCAGTACCCACAACACCCGCCGCCGCGTTTGCAGCTGTATCCCAGCCAAAAATAGATAAGTAAATCGTCAGAGTTTGTGCCGGGCACGCTATCGGCCCTGTTGTTAGACACTGGAACGGGATATCAATTGTGCCGGATGCAGGAATTGTGGTTGTCGTTGTGCAGGCGTAGATGTAGCCGTTAGCGTCCTGAACGCGGGCGGTTCCCGCCGGGATGTCGGTATTTGGTAGTCCTACACACGTCACAGTGATTACAGTGCCGGATGCGGATATACGATCCATCATGTACAGCTTGCCGATAGCGTCTTGCCAGCGTCCTGAAGAGTAGTCCGGGTTTATCATCGAGACAATTTCGGCTATTGCTGCGTTTTTGTCACCGATGATCGCCGCATCACTCTGCGCAAGCTGCCCTTGCGGTGTGCTCAACGTCGTTATCTGTACGCCGCCGCCGAATGCGCTATCTATATCAGCCAGTCGCCCAGCCAAAATATCCGACTCAGCAGGCAGCGTGATCCCAGTATCGGCAAACGTAATGTCTGGGACTGAAGTTGTCATGTGATCCCCTAGAATGTTGCAGTTGACGTGGTTTCAGTGTCGTCAGTGATTTCTACGCGCCCTGTCAGTGCTCGACCGTCAAACGTCACGAATGTGCAAACAGCAGTTACTACGCTCGGTACGGTTAATGCCGCCGCTTCAACTTTTGATTTCACGAGAGACGACGGGGGTGACTTGCCAAGAACTGACTCCCAGTAAGGGATACCCTGAGACGTGTCGTACCAGCACTCACCCAAAAATGTACGAATAGCACTGGCAACATCCTGAGCGATTGAGTACGGCTCTGAGGCGCAGGCGACGTTGCCACTGGAATCCAGCACCAGATCCCATGCGCTACGGTCGAGAAGTAGTGTCTTTTGCATCGAAACTCCGGTTTTTTGGCAATAAAAAACCCCGCCGGAGCGAGGTTTGATTGGTAGGTGAGGTCATTTAATATAGAGAAGATAAGCCGCTTTTTCTTGGTGATTTTCCTGCGTGCGAGTGATGCCAGATACCCTTAGTGATACCAAGCTCTAATTGCCTTTTGCGATCGGAATAAGCGGTATATTTTAAGGAAAAATGACGAGCAATAACGCCTGAAGCCTTTTTGTTCGTCATTACTTACCAGCCGATTATTTAGATGCAAAATTTACAAGAGAGTTTTTACCACCATATTGCTCAAAATGCGTACTACAGTACCTGTAAAAAACTTGATAATTGTATTCAGAGTCGCTAAATGGCGCATTTGGATCTCTATATACACTCGCTAAAAGCAAATCAACCCACCTCCCGGTTCGTTCCTTGTCTACGGGCTGATCCCTTATTTGATACATAATCTGTTGTTTAGCATCTGATTGGGTAAAGCCCCCCTTGATAAGATCAAGAGACAGTTGCAAGACACCAGCCCTAAACTGACACTCGTCATTTGCAATGGCTTGAAAAGAAAGAGCTATAACAAGTAATACAATCAGTTTTTTCATATCACCATATCACTCACTATGAGGGTTATGGCGTAAGTCTATCACTGGATTGGCTTTCCGGTAGTGCCTGAACCGATCGTTCCGCCGGGGTGTTCATGTTGAGATACTTGAATTCCATTTCCTGTAATCTCTCCAGTAGCCGTTATCGAACCACCAAACGTAGCATTACCGCCGTTACTCCCCGCGCCCTGCTCTACCGCACCATTCAACACAATGCTGGCTGAATCTATCTCCGTGAATGGGGCAGATAGCGTGATTTTGGTCGGTGATACAAGAGAGATACCACTAGCGTTAAACTGAATATACTGCGATGGCACACCATTTAATACACCACCAATATACATCGCGTCCGACGGGTGATGTGACCGGCCAGACGCTGGCGCAGCAGCAGCTTTTGTGCTTTTCACTGTGCTGATATCACGGCTGGCAAACAGCGCAATACCAATATCTCCCACTTTAGGATCAAGGATCACGGCGTCTTTACCACCTTGAAGCCTGAAATAGATAGCGTTGTTAACCTCTTCATGCTGAGTCACCTTCCCTTGGCTATCGAGCTGACTTACAAGGGGGCGTAAACTCACTTCACCCACTGGAGACACACCACCGGCATTTGTTACAGCTGTAACCATTACAAGAGTTGAAGTCCATTTTTTGTTCAAAAACTGAGTGATATAAAAATCCAGCCCATTCACATCTTCCGTGAAGATACCAGGGGAGGTTAATTGAGAACTAGCCATTGATTGCCACCACGGAGTTATTAACACCTAAAATAGCCATTGAAAACCAAGGCCCCTCTGGCATTTCGCTTGAAATCATGTGCTGAACGCTGAGAATATAAAACTTACCGTTTGCCCTTTGGATTGAAGTGGTTAATTGACACTTTCTCCCATGGACAATATCAGCATTAAATTCTGATGTAATTTGATAACCATACGAAATAAAAGTTGGGTATCCCCGCAGTCCATTAGCTGGAGAAATAACAATTTCTTCTGAATCATTACCAGCGCCAACTGGCCAGATGGTAATTTTTCCATTGGAAATGCTTAGGTCTATCTGTGCCGCACGGGCTATATCCTGGATCTGCTCAATCACAGAACCATAGGTGTAGTGATTTTGCAGGGATTGATTAACACCGGAATTTTTAAACTGAAACCCGATGCTCTTTGCCAAAGACTGGATCATAGTTGCTACGTCACACGAACCAGCATGACTGTTAGGTGCGGCGGATGATACTTGCTCGTAATACCCAGCACGACACTGAATAACTAACGCAACATCAGGAGCGTTATCATAATCAATGCGGCAATCATGAATTGTTCCCTGAAATACCTGCGACATCCCTGCAACACTATCCCCAGCAATTACAGTTACTACTATTTTTTTCAAGTCATTGTAAAACTGCGCATAAGTGCAGCACTTCAACATATCAGATTCCCTCATGCCGTAAATTTTGGCATAGAGGGTACTCCCTGCCGTTCCACCCGCCTCACTGATCATTGCTTCTACACGCAATCCTGATACCGTTAGGCTGTTATTGCCATTACCAAAATCATCGTTCGATAATTGAAAATTAACAGTAATGGCTCGTTTAACGAAGCTCATAAATCACTCGCCTCCAGATAGCAGAAAATGTAACGGGTTCCAAGCTCTGTGTAGTCAGGATCGCTGGTACCTTGCATATCGATAAATACCAAGTCACCAACGAATCCCAGGTAGGGATAGCGCACCAGTTTTACTCGGTCGTGACACACTACAGCGGACATCACGGTGGTAGCGCCCACCAGCAAATCGCACAGCATAACATCACGTTTTTGGTACAAATTAATCGTGCAACTTTGCCCACCCAAAACAACATTTAGCGTTTGGGCAGCAACTGAAGTAACGGGGATAATAAGCATTATGACACCGTTGATTTACTGTAAGCAGCCGACTGCTGGGTGGTAGGGGACGATGCCGAAACATTTCCCCGGCTTACTGTTGAGGACGAGCTTGCTGATGCTGTATTTGTATAGACGGCCCCGGCAGTAACACGAACCTCCTGAAAATAGGCTTCAACCATCAATAGGCTCACGCCATTCTCTGATGTTCTGGCATAGTCATAATCGAGCATATTCATGTTGGGGTAGGTGTAATCTGGGGTGACTAATTCATACAGATCCAAGCTATTTTTCATCACATCAAGCTGCGTTAAAAACTGCATTCGCGTGATGTCGGACGACGCAATATTGCCTGAGCAGACCATCTTCATGCGCACGTCATAAGGCATCTGCACTTTGTTATAAGAAGCGAATCCCCCCGCTTCCACTGGATATGTACTTATCTTTGAGCTTCCTTTGCACTGAAACCCAGAAAACCCATCAGGGCTGATCACTGGCGTACTGCCATCGGCGGTATAAATGCCCCACATAGAGCCTAGTATCGACTCGATGATAGACAACGGATTGCCGCTGTAGATGGCACTCAGTACATTAGTTTCCGTCAGGTTTGCGGAGTTACGCAGTACATTAGGCACGCCGAGAGAATCGGGCACATCAGGAAACTGAATCGTTGGCATCAGAACGAACCTCCATTTGCCGCCGCCACTAAGCTGTTACGCCGGATCTGACTGGGTAGATCTCTCGCGATACCCTGCGCATCGGTTGCCTGTGTCACAACATTGAGGTTATTGATATTCACTTCACTGGTTGACGTGCTCGGCATCAACGGTGACGGTGCTCCCATTGCGCTGGCACCGGCACCAACACGGACGCCCCCCAATACTCTGTTGATATAATCAACGGTCTCATGGGGTAAGTTACCCATGCCTTTGCGCTGTAAAGCGCCTGGGCCTTCGTTGTACGCAGCCACCGCTTTGGTAATGTCTCCACCGAACATGCTCAGTAATTGCCGCAGATATCTAGCCGCCGCTTGTGCCGACTTATCTGGATCGAATACATCCCCACCCCGCAACCCCAACATTTGAGCCGTGCCAGGCATTAGTTGCATCAATCCCTGCGCGCCAGCAGGCGAGACAGCGAACTGGTTACCGCCTGATTCGGCGGTTGCAATGCGCCGCAATATCCCCGCCGGTAACCCCAACTGAGTTTCCAGTTGGGTGAATTTCGCACCCATCATATCGAGCAGGACTTTCCCGGCACCCTTGGCTTGCGGTAATCCAACGTCATCCCCCAAAGCTACGGGCGATTGAGGTTGCGCCATGCCAACTTTTTGCAGAATGGCCACAACGGCATCAGTGAATTTTTGAGCAAAGGATTGGTTGTTTAATGCGTCAACTGTATCGTTAAATTGCTTCGTGACAGCGCCGGGAACATCAACATTTTTAATGCGCCGCGCAGCTTGGGCGTGCTGCTCTGCTGAATCCGTTAAATCTTTTGATGATTTATCAGTAGACTTAGCCGTGTTTAATAATGCCTGCGCGAGAGGATCTAAATATGAACCACCTTCAGCGGCAGCTTGCTCTGGCGTTCTTGCGGAAGAATTTACTTTGGTATTTGAGGGTATTTCGATGGTGTTTGTTTTTACACCTTCCCACCAACTGGATACTTTTTTGATTATCTCGTCATGGAATGCTACGCCCTTTTTATCCTCCTCCTCTTTTTTCATCATCAGAAGATGAGCGGGCGTGACGTTTTTTCCTTTGGCTTCCGCTTCTATATCATTCAGATCGCTATTAACTTTCCAACCTGCCAGCGCGAGACCCAACACAGGAAGACCACCTTTAAGCCCACCACCGGTAGCAGTACTCACACCACCAATAGCCTTTGCGGCTGCACCTGCAGCGGCAACAATTCCTAGCAGCCAGCGCCCAGCGACATACGCAAGAAGCAGTTCAAACGCATTTTGCACCCCACCAACAGCATCCGTGACAGCTTTTACATCAGCAGCAGCAGTGGTAAAAAAACCGTTAATTTCTGTTTGGTGTGTTGATACCCACGTTGCGAATTTGTCTAACTGAGTGAGCAATTGTTCAATGTAAGGGATTAACGCAGTAAAAAGCTTTTCACGAACGCTTTGAAATGTCTGGTCGATTTTCGCCCATGTTTCTTGAAACTGCTGAGACTTTGCTACTGCCTCATCAGACACGCCAGAATGCTTGTACATCTCCTGGTGAACAGACTCTTCATTCGAAGCTAGCTCCATGTTCACAATATTGCCAGTCATACCAAGAGCAGACCCGTACTGACGAGCTGTTCCGACATCGAAGTGACGGGCACGAAATTGCTCACCAACTTCCTTGTATATCTCTCCCATGCTCTTGGCTTTACCAGTGGCATCAACAGCTGAAATTCCCAGAGAGTTCAGCGCAGCAACGGCATCACCGCCACCCTTTCCCATCGCAAATGCGTACAGGCTATCATTCAGCGACTGCATAGAGCTGGTTAACTCGTCCGCAGTACCACCAAACGCCATCGCAGTATGTTGCCAGGCATCAAGATCGCGGGCAGACATGCGCAACGCGGCTGCAGAACGTCCCAGGGTAGCCATAGAATCTGCCGTGCCCACTACCAGGTCTTTCATCCCTTTTATCGATAGCGTGATGCCCACCAGCGCCAGTAACTCGTTTTTAATCTGGCTAAAAAAACTGGCTGCTTTCTTGCCTTGTTCTTCCATGAGCTTGGCAACTTGCGTTGACTGGTCTGCGGTTTTTTTCAGCCCTTCTGCTGTTTCCTTTTGTCCAGCTTTAAACGCGGTAGAATCAAGCCCCAGGGTGATAACCAGAGCATCAATAAGCGTGGCCATAGTTACCCCTTAGGCTTGTTGAGTATCATTTTGTTGTGATTGTCGACAGTGATAATTTCCAGCAATTGCCACAGGTCGGCCACGCCGTAATGGGTGTCCAACTCATACAGCGTGGCTTTTCCGGCGGATATCACTGTAGCTAGAGGGATCGGAATGTTGAGGTATTCGACTAAGCCGCCCGGCACCTCATGATTGTGGACGCCGAAGTCTATTGCCCGACGGCTTTTAAAAAATCCACATGAAGGTCAAAAACGGCCTTACGCAGCAAAACGCGGGTTTTCACTTCTTCAATATCATCCTCAATCAGCGCCCGAGTCAGTTCACGATTCTGAGGATTGGGGACAATTTGAATACACTGCATCATTTCTGCTAGCAGGATGTCGGCCTCTTCAATGGGCAGTTTCATGATCAGCCCCAGGCCAAACGAGGCAATGGCCGAAAAACCGGCTTTTTCGATGCCGTCGGGCAACTCAATACCGGTGCGCCCGATGGCGAGCAGCGCTCTCACAGCCCAATGTTCACCCTGTGAGGCTGACATTTCAGTGAGTTTGAAGAGCTTCCCTTTGTCCCGTCCTTCTGCTGTCACTTCATAGTACGAGATTTTGCGGGCCATTAGCTTTGTACCCCTACGACAGATTCCCAGCGGATCACAAACGGCATTGGCTGAAGGAATTTCTTCACATCAGGGAAAGGCTTGTGAGACCACAGCGCCCCATTGGTCAGGGTGTATTTCATGCCGATTGACGGGATGTTAATCGATGCGTTAGCCGTCAGGACGTCTTTCAATGCCGCTTCGGCATTAACCCACGTCTGAAAAATGATGGCATCCGGTGTATCGGGCAGGATCAGCATCGATATATCAACGAACGCAAATTTATAGCCAAAGTGGCCACCGCCACGCAGATCTATCTGCGATTCCTTGGTCTCTATCGCGTTGGATGAGAAGGAGTCGTCGAGGCTAAATCCGGACAGTGTTTGCGGCGAGGTATACAGATTTGTGATAGCCAGCGCAAATGAGCAGTTGGCCGCTGTCAAAGTAGACATGTTTTACTCCTACTGAATTTCAATTGAGGCCAGATTAAGCTGCTGGATAGAACCGCCATCACTGTAATACAGCGTCATTGACGGGCTGGTACGGGCTGAGCGAATCGCCGCCGTCGCATCGACAATTTGCAGATAGAAGCCCTGGGTGATGATGTTCTGCGACACATCTGTGCCGATCGCGTATTTAATCTCTGCAATCTGAGCACTGGATAGGGAAACACCTTTGCGAATAGTGCCGAAATTGATGGCCGCATTAATCGGATCCAAGCAAGCCGCATCCACCAGCGCATAACCATCTGTATCGTACGGAATTGAGTTAACCTCAAGCAACAGCGTGACCATGGCCAGTTGCAGTTGGGCATTCAGGTAAATCTGGTTAACGTAGGAATCAGCCCAATCGTATTCGCCAGAAATCGACCCAGGGTAAACAATATTCCAGTTGTTTTTGGCTGTTGCGTACGCCCCGAAATAGTTGTATCCGTTGGTAATCAAGTTGGCGGCGACAGAAGCGTTTGTTACTGACGGCGACACGTTGGCATTCTGTCGGAATGCGTAGGTGATGCGACCGTTTTTGCGATCCCAATCAATACTGGCGGTGATGCCGAGGATTAATGCCGCGTGAGTGTTATTCCCGTAAATTGGGAATGAACCATTATAGTTGTTTTGCTGCAGCGCATAACCCCAGGTAGTAGTACTTCCGCTAACCGTGGCATTAATGTCGCTGTCATAACCGACATACATGTACCGCTCATTTTGCGCAGACGTCCATGCAGAGAATGCGATTTTATCTGCCGTGACGGGTTCAAAAACAGTGGTAAAAGCTACCCAGTTTTGCGTTTCCAACACAAACGCGCTCATAAACGCGTTAGGAGTCGCAGCAGCAGCCCCTTGAGAGGTCACCGCCCCCGTTGCGGACGTGAGCAGCAACGATGCCGCCAATGTGCCTGATGCAAACCCGATTGTCGATGCGGTTCCGGTGGTGCTGGATGAAATGATAAATGCGCATTTGGTTGAATCGTACGTCACTGGATGGCCCAGTGCTGTAGTGATCAGTGCCGCAGCGGCGCTAAACGATGTTACGCCAGTCAGATTAATGCTGGATGCAGAAACCACAGTGCCATCGATGGTGACAGACAACGTACCTGACAATGCCTGCAACTGACTCAATGTCATCCCTGCCAGGCTTGCGCCTCGCAAATATGCAGACACAGCCGATGATGGGTACTGCGTGAAAATCATTGCACCAGGTGTTTTTGTGCAGTTGGTAAACCCAGAGAAATAAATTTGCGCCAGAGCATATTCAGTCGATGATAAACCGAAATATGAACCGACATCGGTAGCGCTGGTAAACGACACGTAGGTGCCTATTGGCACATAGGGATTATTAGTCAAAAAGACGCCGTTAGCGTCCACCGCCGCCCCAGCCGCAGCCAGGACGCCCGGATTAATTTTTACCAGATTCGATACTGGAATAGTCATTTAGTTGCTCCCGGAGGAAATTTGGCATCGACCTCAGCGAGGCCAATGATTAACTGAGCGGCAAAGTCCTGCGGCACAGTGACTGTGGGGTTGAACTGCAGAGTAACGTCGAGCGTCCAGCGATCTTGAAACTGCTCCTCGGCATTAATCATGTTGGTGTTGTGTGGGTCACCGGCATAAAGCGGCGCTATCGATTTACTGGGTATGCCCAATGTCTGACAGGCTGTTATAAACAACCCACAGGCATAGGGCGTGCGCCAGAGTGTTGATATCAGCGTGGCGTTGTCGTGAGCCTGCGCACCGTAGCAGTCGAGCTGACAGCGCCATTTCTTTGACTGGGTATTACCCTCGGTACCCGTTCCCGCCACACCGGTATCGTGATATGTTTTTCGGTTCACTGAGATGCCGACAGAATCGATCGGCGTCATTATCGTGAACGTTCCCTTTGGCATAGCCACCCGATTTTGCTGTGACTGCACCACATCCCCACTGACCGCAGATAACAAAAAACCGCGCAAGGCGGTCAGGAGAATAGTTTCAGTGATGTCTATAGTGGCGACTGTCATGGCGTATCCACCTGCAAGTTAACGATGAATCGACACCAGTCATGCCACTCTTCCAGCGGCTGGACAATCAGCCAAGTCTCGGTACCAATCACCAGCAGATCACCGCCTTTCTGAGCACCACGATTAACGCCCTCAAAGTTACCATTTACATAGGCTTCCTTGACGATGCCGGTCAGGTTTAGACCGTCAGTTTGCTGCAGCCCTTTGTATGAAAGAGGCTGTAACTGCACCGAGACGGGGATCGGTGTGGCATACGTTGGCGTACGCGAACCAGAATCATCCGTGGTGTACCCTGTACTGACAAACATCTGGCCTGCAATCTGTGGATTAACAGCAGAAATCACCCCGCTGACAACATTTTGCAGATTCATGATTTCACCTCGAAATCGACTGAATTCAGCATATGACCGGTATCAATCAACGGCTGATTGAATCCTTTACTGGCAATCGTCGAAGCAGCATTAGGGGGATCGTCAACATTTCGGATGCTCTCCTGCAACTGCCCCTTTATTTTCTCACCCATCAGCGCCAGTGTTTTGTTGCCGTCATAACTGGTTGCTTTCAGTGTGTCAGCCATATCCTTGCCCCAGCCCGGAGACTCTTCAGTCAGCATGGTTCGAAAGTATGGACGCGCCGGAATAGTGATAATGTGAGCGGGTATCGTAACAGTCTGAACAAAGTTCCCCTTCCCGCGCTTCACGAACCGGTTTTTAACCTCGCCATTTTTGGCTTGTTTAAACTCCAGATCCTGGGTGCGTTCCGGCACTGAAATGGAGCCACCAAACTCTTGCACGGCAGCCACCATGGCAACTGACGTACCGTCCTTATAAGTAGCCCCTTCAAGAAAGCCGACACGCAGCGCATCCCCCTTCGCCAGGTTGCCAGCCAGTTCTTCGAGATAAGCCTGCAACTTGTCCCCACCACTAAATCCTGCCATCACCACCCCCTGCGCCATGAGTAATTCGGGTAACCCGATGGTGACGCGCCCGGGACATACATTGCAGTCCGGTAAGGTGCCGTAGCCTGCCAGTATGCCGCGCCGTATTTGGTCTGCATGTACCACGCCGAGCTTTCGCTAGTTGGCCCCATATCAGTAGATACCGAAACCGAGCCTTGAGACGCAGAACTGATGCGCCCCACCAGCTCAGAAGCCGCATTACCATTCACACCACTGTTCAGTGCTGTAATGTGTGCCGTCAGCATATTCAACAATACCCCACGCTGGCCAACGTCACTCACACGGCTATTTTCAGTGTTATTGAGGTACATCGTTGCCTCTGCAAAATACGCATTGATCACAGCATCTGGCACAGAGGCAAACTCTGCATAGCGGGCGCGAAAAACCGTTAAGTCAAAGACAACGACGCCCATTATTTAGCCCCTGCTTTCATGGCCTCTTCGTCTTTCTGAACGCCGTTACCGGGCTTATCCGGATCCAGACCTTCAAAGCCGTTTTTTTCGTCCGCGCGTTCTTTTGCTGCTGATAACGCGCTGTTCGCTTTTTCCTGAGCAAAAATCAGCTCATTTTTCACGTAAGGCAGATCAGCGTGAACGGTCATGAACTTGTCGAAGAAATCTTTATCAATCCCTTCAGTCAGCCCGTAACCGCCAATTACGCGGGAAGAGTTAGCACCGTTAAAAGTCACTTCCACGCCATCCAGTTTCACTTTCAGGCCATGCGGCAATTTGCAGCCTACAGTTACAGTCTCTGCCATGATTTAAACCCCTAACATCTGTGCAATTGCCAGTGGCTGGCGAATGATGGCACCCCAGGTACCACCGGATTTTTTCTGCTGGAACCCGGACAGTTCGGTGACTACCGGATGAGCGCGCATTTTTTCCGTAAATGCGCAGTAACCCGTGTCCTGCTCGTCCAACTCTTCCGAAATCAGTTGCACCAACTGGCCTGCGGTTGTCGCGTACTCGGGGGCGGTTTCAATCACCAGATTAGGGAAGTTGGTTTTCAGGAGCGTGTACACATTGACGTTGTACTGATTGGTTTTCAGCAGGTTCGCTTCGGCGACAGGCGACATACACAGTTTCAAGCGCGCATCACGTTCGATATAACCATTGGTTTGCGCGATCATCTGTGGGTACAGCACTTCTGCGATGTCGTTATAGACTCCTGCCCCATCCTTGGTTGACCAAAGCACACCGCCGGATGTTCCGGTAGCCGCCGGAGTTACCGGAGTGGACAAGCTTGGATCATTTAAAATGCCGTAGTTTTGCAAACCAGAAATCCCATAGAAGTAGGACTTGTTCTGGAACTTATTCAGGGTCAGCGCAGAGGCAACGTTTAACTGAGCTGCCCAACCAATGCGCGCGGCACCATACATATCCAGTTCACGCTCACCCCACTTGGTAATGGTTTGATAGTGATAAGACTGGCGAGGCACCCAGTTCACGTTAGCCGAGGTATTACCGTTGTTATTGAAATCGCCGTAGCTGGACACACGACCAGCAGATTCAATAATCGGGAATTGCGCTGTCAGGGTTGTCCAGTCACCCTTTTTGGTTTCACCCAGGATACCGGCAGCTTTCATGGGCGTGGTAACAACACGGATCAGGTCTGGGTCAACCACATTGGTTAAAAATGCAGGTACGCCAGAGTTGCTCTGTGTAATAAGCGTGGGTTGGGCATCCATTGCCAGGTTGTAGTCACTGGCATACTCAGGTGCCAGATAATCCTGAGCGCCAGGCAGAATTAACCCGTAATCACGGGAAGCCACCTGCATATGCTGGATAAATTCAGTGCGTGTCATGCGAGGCATATAGTTAGTTCCAAGTTGTGATCATGACCAGTTCACCCGCAGCGACTGCGCTACCGGCATAGAACGACGTTTCCACATAACCAGCGATGGTTGCACCAGCAGCACCAGTACAAACCTGGCCGGTAGTCAGTGAAGCAAAGATTTTCTGCCCGACAGTGGATGCTGTGGATGTGCGAGCTAGGAAGTCACCACGCGTCATCAGTGTGACCTCGCGGCCTGGCTGAATAAGCTGCGATGCCTGACCGAGCCAGGTTGTGATGGACGCTTGTCCTTCGCGATGCACGAAACCAGATGGCGCACCGGTACCGGCATTTGACGCCACACCGTTAGCAACCCAGGCAAAGTAGCCGACAGTCAGCCCGGCAGAACCAGCCACCAGCGCACCATCGGTAGCCAGCAGAGAGGCTGTGGGGTTTGCGGATGCAAAATCCCCCTCAATCCCAGGAGCTGGATACATATTCATTGCAGATTGAAATCCTGACATTAGTAGCTCCGTTTCAGCTTGCCAGCGTTAGGGAATGCCTGGGAAAACGAGTCAATCACTGCTGAGTCGTTAGCAAGAGGCGTTGGTTTTACTGTGGCTTTTTGCGCTTTAGCCATAGCGATCAGAGAGGCGTAGGCCGACGGGTGTACACCGGTGGTATCAATGCCGAGGGAGTCCAGCGCGAACTTACGAACAGCGGTACCAGAATCCATGGCAATCACCTGCCCCACCAGCGGCATAACCTCTAGCTCCGCAGCACGGAGATCATTAAATGCGGCAGTTGCCTGAGCGGTGGCTCGTTGAGTAGCTGCGCGAATAGCCGCATCCATAGCTGGACGGTCAACCGGTTTATCCGCACCACCTTCAGGTGGCTTAGGGTCTGTCTTATCCGGATCCGCATCAGTAGCCGCAGGCGTCAGTGCCGCGCGGATTTTTTCCAGCGCTTCATCGGAAACCTTGCCTTTCAGCAGTTCCAAGATGCTATCAACATCTTCATCAAAAGCAGGGTCGCCATCACCATTGCCGCCATCACCCGGGTCACCATCGCCACCCTCAGGCGGAACTTCGGATTCGGTGGACTCCAGCAGTTGCGCCAGCTCCATAGGGTCGATATCCATGTCTTGGGCTAGCAAGGTTGAATATCGGTTTTTGACGGCAGCAGCAATGGCTACCGGCTTTTTCTGAGACTGAACAATCGTTGTCAGGTCAGTGATAGCAGCGTCTTGCGCCAGGCGAGGCTTCAGGTAAACCCGAAGCGCAGCGCGGACAGCGATCGCTTTATTGGATAACTTCATGTGTTTTAACTCCGGTGGGAGGGAATCGAATACATAGACGTCAGAACCGGCTCGGCCATCAGTCACAAGGGCAACGTGATTACCGACAATGTTTCGCATCACGCCGTCGTACGGCTCGCCATCTGGCGTATTACCGGGTGTCATGTCAGCGACGTAGGCATACGACGACGACAGTTCTTTTTGCTCTTCGGTTTCAATACCGGATATCGCTGAGTTATCCCAGATTGACAGGCCGTTGAAGAGGTAAGGCGCTTCAAAAGAAGCATTGCCGTGCGTGACACCGACACGGTATTCGCGCGGTGGGTCACCCGGCGTATCTGGCGTATGCACGCACAGAATGGGGATGTTATTGAATGTCGGGGCGGCTTTTTTCAGCTCATCGGGATGCCGCCATAGCCTATAGAGTTTGTCAGGCTGCAAGCCCAACGCTTCTGAGTTGGGGATTTCTCGCCCGTAATACTCACAAACGTTTGATTTGCTAATGGCGCTGCGAGCCACTTGTAGCCGCCCTACAGCGTCATAATGGCGCACCGATCCCCGGTCAAAGGCTAACCGCTCAATCGTCATGTTTATCTCGGATTTCAGGCAATAAAAAAGGCCGCCTAAGCGACCTGGTAGGAATTAGTGAAAGGAATAATTTCTCAACTCATCCAGTATCTGAAGATAACACCTTTCAAAAAACTGAGTACAATCAACACTATCAGGTTCTCCGCCGATGGACGCCGCAAACATCATGCAAGTGATCGGACCTTCTCCATTAAGTGAGAATAAATACTCATCACCACGCCGAGCAAGCTCGACATGAAGCACAACAAAGCCAAACTCAACATTCGAATCCAGCATGCTCACCGACACTCGAATATCAAACTTCATCACGCCGTTATCGAAACCAATTGGAATATGTCTATTAGCTTGAGAACAGTCCGTTGTAAAGTTTCCCACCTGCACAGCAGCGCGAGAATTTCCGTGAAAGTCTTTTATTACCAGGCCGCTGGCACCAAGATAGTTCAAAAAATGCGTGCCTATACTGTTGAAAACGTCATGCATGGGCTTCCAATAATCATCATCTTTTTTCTTAGCCAACTGCAATGCGTTCTGAAAATCATTATACTTTGCCATTCTTATTCCTTTTTGTGTGTAGAAATAAAAAGCATAGTCCTGATTTACTTGGAAGTCTTTGCCGATCGCCATGAAGATGGTGTGACTATTTCCCAACCGCATCTGCATCGAGGTTTTTGACCTGGGAAAATGTATTCGCCATCAATCAGCATTCCCTTTCTGAGCTTAAACCGCTTACCATTTGCCTTCACATGTGACTTTCTGGGGTGCTTTCCTGCATGCGAATGCCTCCATATGCCCTCATCAATCCCAATAGATTCCTGCCTGGCTGCCTGCATAACTGCAGTTGCCTTGTTGTTTTGATCTAGTGCTATAAATGCAGCACGCCTCCGTGTTATGCCGTAGCGTTCCTGTAAATCATCTGTCAGTTGTGATAGGTCACGGCCACGAGCTACGGATTGCATCACCAGCGTACGCACCTGAGTAAGATGTTGTTCGGGAATACTGCGAATGAGATTTACGTTCTCGGCAATCGAAGCCTGCAATGCGTTGTTCAGTTCAGCCGTCATTTTGAACGGCACGGTAAACCCCGCTTTCTCCAATGCATTAGAGAGCGATACATCGGCGTTTTGCATTACCTGTTCACCGAACCGGCTGGCCAACTGCTGTGCAATGTCATCAAAGTTTTTCTGCCATCTGGCGGAAAGCTTTTTCATGGCATTACGCATATTGATTGCGGGGCTGGCGTCCATCGCCAGCGCACCGGATGCCCGGTAGTGTGCACTGATCCAATACATCAGAGATTTATGCATCTCCTTGACGCCATCATCCAGTTTACGACGGTACCAGGCTTCAACCCCCGCGTTCGGCGGAACTGGACGAATCACTCCAGTCGTCGTTTTCCTCGTCAGTTTCTCCGATTTCGATACCATCATCTAACTCCAGAGAGGAATAGGGATTGTCGGGGTCGGCGGCCAGTGACTCTGCGATAACCTGGCTACTGATAGCTCCGATAGCTTGGTAAATCTGATCGGTTTCCGCGTTGGTCTTGCGGATCGTAGATTTCTGCTCATCGGTCATTTCATGCAGTGACTCAAACTCGAATGTGATACCCGTGTCGATCTCACCAAACAAATGCAGCTGAATGATGTTGAGCGCTTTCTGTAGATTGTCATGGCAAATTGCCATCTGAAGGGCTTTGATGAAATCGTAGAAAACCTTGATTTCCCCCTCACTGCTCGCGTTAAGCCCGACAGGAGATAGCCCGGCAAACTTCACTGCAGGAATGCCGCTGATAAAGAAAAGGTGCTCCATGGCTTGTGCCTGGAGTGCATCGAGTCCACTCAGTGGTGTGTTGTGCTGAAAAAATTCCTCAGTGGCTTTATCCACCAGCATTAAACCGCGATTGTCGCGAAAGCGATTGAACATTTTCGCGCGTTTTATAACATTAGGATCAACAACCCCACTCAGAGACGACGCCATATTCGTAGCCAACCCGCTGGTGGAAAACGAGTGGACCATATCGCTGATACTGTCGCGGGTGCGCAGCCAATTATTAACGTAGGGTTCGGCAAGCTGCGTCAGCGATATACCGCCAAAATTAAAAGCTGCTTTGATGATGTCAGGGACCGGCCGGCTGATGAAGTCCATCATGCGGCTGGCGTGCACCGTCTTACCCATTACGTACCACTGCGCAGGCTTATAAAAATCGGGTGACAATGGGTTATCCGAATTATATATACCCGGGTAAGTCCACATCGGTTCGATTACGCGAAACCCGACCAGGCTACCTTTTGTAATTTTCTTCGGTGAGATAAAAAGCGCAGATTCCAACTCGACCGGATCTGTCCAAGGAGTGATACCGCGCGGCGTTTTCACATCAATGTAAATCTGCCCACGCCCAAAGAACCCATCGTGCTCGATAGCCTTCTTAAAGTGGTCACGAAGTTTGAACTGCTCCATGGCATCGATGATGGCTTTGACCTTGTCGGCCTTTTTGTCATCACCACTCGCTTTGATCTTTATCCACTTGCGTGTCATTTCTTCAGCAAGTACGCCGGACATTTTCCGGTTTTCTGGCATCGTTGCCCGCAAGGAAAGATAAGCGTAGCCAGGAAAGCCCCCATCAACGCCACCCATACCACCAGCGTTCAAATCATCATAGGGCGTTGCATCCATAGCCAGAACAGCGCTGCGGATACTATCCGGAATAACGCCGCGTGGTGGTTCGTAGCGCTCGATTACCTTGCGTGGCGGTTCACCGCACATAGCCAGAAGCTCATCACTCACTTTCAATGGTGCTGGCACCACTGGCTTTTCAGGCTCCGATGGCGGAGCGCTGACGGTTTTCTTTTTAAAAGGCCACATCAGATCAACTCCAGGAATTCATCGGAAATTATCAGTTTGCGCTGCATTGGCGCATAAGAAATCATGACAGCATCTGCCAGGTTCGGGGATTTCAGGCCGTCGGGCTGCTTGTCTACGAGGATTTTGCCCACGGCGTTTATCGAGTATGTTGGCTGTGAGAGTTCAACGACCAAGCGAGACAAGTTAGCCATAGATCCATTCAACGAAATAATCTCGTCAGGGTTATAACTCATCCCCTGTTTGGCACGGAAAGTGTTCTGAAATAGCTTGCGGAGTCTCCACCAGCTTTGCGCCTTGTGATTGGCAAAAAAGTCTTTATTCAATCTGGACGCTTTCCCGTTGTCTCCTAACACGGCTTGCGCATCAGGTTCAAAAACGCCCCCGCTCCCACGGAAAGGTGTAGCCAGTATCTGCCCCTGACGATTGCCCTTTCGTATTGAGTTTATGGCCTTGGCATCACCACGAACGCCCGCCCCTAAACCGTCTTCATCAAAACGAAACTCTTCAAGGCCGTGTTCATCACAGAGGCCAAAAACTTTCATTACAGATTGGTAAATATCGCTACCAACGCCAGACCAGTCCTCGATCTCTTCAAGCAAGAATCCATGCCGGACAGAGAAGGCGTTCTTGTCCTTCCCTTCATCGGCCACATCCATCGCCCCCATGCGGTCACCAGTTGGTTGAATGCAAAGGTCAATGTGTGCGTCGATGGCGGCCTGCACCCACTCAGAAGGAATAAGGACGCCTTCAGCAGAGGCTGAATAGTTCAAATCCAGCTCTTGGGCGACAACCACGGGGTTATCGATTTTGGCGCACTCCTTCGCATACCAGGCTTCATCCTTGCGTGGGTCGCTGCGCCAGTGGAACGTGAATACGGGGATCTTGCCGCCATGCCGCTTTTGTGCAAACGGGTTGTTCATGCCGTTGACCGATGAGAGGTCTATACGGCAGCGAGTTGTTTGGGACAGCGCTGCGTCAATGAGCAGTGGCCGCTGTAAAAATGCAGACTCATCAACCAGGTAAAGCGTGGTACGGTCACCGCGTCCAATATTGTCCCCCGCCTCGCCTTTGATAACGGCACCTGTCTCGGGAAACTCGACACGCATGTAAGGCGCGTGTTTTTTGTCGCTCCAACTACCGCGGAATTCGACCGGCAGCGTCTCAACAAATTTACGAGCTTTCCAGAACAGCGCCTTAGGGTCGCCGGTGCTGTCTACATATTCTTCTTTGCGCGAGCCGAACCCGATCACCATTTCTCGGTTAAATAGGCAGAGAGAACAGGCCATGCCAATGGCGGTCCAGCTTAACCCCATCTCGCGGCTTTTTTCCGTAATGCCGTTTTCCAAGTTTTCCCGGCGATCCATTATCCAGTGGATCCACTCCTCCTGTTTCGGGAAGAGTAAAAACGGGATAGTCACCGGTAGCCCATAGTCGATGTTGCGGGGGTCAGTCGTCATACCCCAGTCGATAATGAACTGGGCGGGATTATCGCGGTAGAATGCCTTGAGCGCCGGTAACATTTCAGGATGCTGGCGGATACGCTGCAACCGCTCCATTCGCCATTCAAAAACTTGCCGATAGTCCGGTTTTTTGAAATCGAACGGGAAAGGGATCGGCATAGCGGATTACTCGAATTTTGCATGAAAAAAGGGAGTTTTTAACATAATGGTGCTTACCCGCACCGCGCCGAGACCACTCAAGGCCACCATGCAGTGAACCCGGTATTTTTAACAAACTCCTCCCGAAAACAGCGCAAAAAACACTGCATAAATCGTGCATAAAACAGGGGTGAATTTGCATAACGTTTTTACAGCGTGAACGCGGTATTTCTTGCGGTTATCCCATCAATTGGCGGTATGCGTCTGCGGCTTCGTCAGGTGTCAGGCTCGTCGTGTCGACATTCTCCAGTTCCCCTACAGGTTTGCCGAGCTGCAGTTTCAACTTGCCGACCTCGAGTTCAACCTTTTCCGTCGTGGCCTCACGGTAGTTGGTATCCGCAAGAGCCTTGTTCATGACCACGGTGGTGTGTTCGATGGACTCAATGCGTACCGTGTTGCGCATCATGGCCTTTTCAGCCGAGCTTATTTTCTCAGTCAGCGTTTTCACCAGGTCGGGTTCTGCGTCTTCCAGTTGTGAAAGCCAGCGTCCGATATTTTCAGAAGCCACCAGGTTATTGGCCCGCAGGCGAAACAGCTCATCTTCGAGCGTCAGCGCCTTGGCGTCCTCTATCACCTCGTCACTCAACAGCAGGCGGCGGGCGTAGCCACCGTGTTTAAGCGAGACTTGATTGCGTGGCTGGAATGCGTTGACGGGTGGAGCGGTACGCGAACCTCGAATCGGTTTCGTAATTTCCGGGGGCCGGCCGTCTCCCTGTGATGGCTTTTCTTTTTTCTCACGCTCGACGCGGGATTGCTCGGTACGCACCTTATCTTTTTGCGTACCATTTTTGCGTACTTGCGTACCAGATTGCGTACCCGTTTTTTTCTTGCGTACCCAGCCGAGTTTAGCTGCACGTTTCCGTATAGCCCCTTCGGTTATTCCGTACCGTGCCGCAATGTCACGGAGGCTTTCGTTACCGGCACAGTAGGCTTTTTGTATCGCCTCCCAGTCCGGCGTTGCCATTAGAGATACCTCTATGTCAGGAAATCATTATCGATGGCTCTCAATGAAAGCCACCTGTAATGCTATTACTGAAACTTTTGCAGCAGCGCGCCGAAAAGCTTTTTGCCCAGGGCCTCCAGTTCCTCGGCTGGAAGCAAGCCTACTGCGCTGACTGTATCAATGACTTTTTCGAGATCTTCAATACCGGCGCGCAGGCCCCCCACCAAGTCCTTCACTGCAGAAGTTACTACCGGAGCGTCGACGCTCGACTTAACGCCATCAGCAGCAACGCCATTATCAGCCAGCGGAAGAGCAGCAAAGTCCAGGATAATAGTGTCAGCGGTACCATCATCGAGGGTAGCAACAACGCCAATCTGCCCAAAGGCTATGCTGACTACAGCGGCGGTAACAATGCCGTTTGCATCAGTTGTCGCGATTTCCGGGGTGATGATTGCGGGGGTACCAGCCGCGGTAAACGTAACGTTCTGACCCGCCAGCGCAACACCAGTTGCGTCGGTCACCAGAGCACTAACGGTATTTGCCGTAGTGCCATCGGCCAGGGCACCATTGCTGATCAAACTCAGTTTAATTAGAGACATTTGGGCTTTTCCTTACTTGGCCAGGGTTTTAGCAGCAGCGACCAGACTTTCCCACTCGGCCCCAATTTCGTGGCCAGCAGCGTGAAGTAGTGGAAGAAGAGCAGATAGAACGCTTTCTACTGCCGGTGCAGCCGCTTCTACTGCGGTAATTGTGTTTGACACGGTTTCCGCTGCGGCGGCGACAGGCGCGGCAACAGGGATAACGGTTGATAGTGCAGCTGCGGTTTGTGCAACTTCGGTAGCAATACTTTGCGCGGATTGAACCGCTGCGCCTGCGGCAGTGAGCCCAGCGCTGGTAGCTGATTGGATAGTCATCTCGGTAACCTTCTGTGATGGGGTAAATAAAGAGAAAAGTTTTTGGAGCAGGTTCATTTCTGGACTCCTTCAGGCGGTCAGGGCTTTGAGGGCCGTTTGATAGCGCGCCGTTCTGTCCGCCAGGCCGTTATTACCGCCATTAATTAACTGGCTAATCACAGCGACATTGCCTGAATAACGAAGGCAGCCGCGAGATGTGTAGAACCATGCAGCGGACAGTGCGGCATTAGATGGCTGCTCGAGCAATTCCGGCGTGGCCACCAGCTCGACGCCGATGGCCTTGCCACACGCCAGGTAGTTATCAAGAAACGTCGTCTGGATAAGCCCCTGACCTCGATACTTCCAGCCGTCGCCCGGTGCTTTATTGCCGTATCGGCCGTGATAAACCAGATTAGCAATTGCCGTTTGGCGTACTGGAGGGACAACTTTTTCACCCACCTGTCGACCTAATGACTTAGCCTGATCCATACTCAGGTGGTTTGGTACGAATAGCTGGATAAGCGCCTGTACGGAGTAGTTGAAAGACTCGGTGATGGATGAAAACCCGGCGCTTTCATGCGCTACCTGAGCAATGAACATCGCTTGGTCTTCTGTTTTTGTAATGCCGAATTTTGTCATTGCCGCTGTGATATGCGGATACCAGCGCGCAGCAAGCTCGGCGCTTATACCAGCCGCCGCCTGAAATTGGCTTTGATTCATATTCGTCTCGACAAGAGTTTTGCTACATTGCCGCGTGCACGAATAACGAGAGCAGCAACGAGGAGATTAATTAGGGGGGTAACCGGATGAGCATTTACGTAAAGCCCAAACAGGAAGTTAATGACCACGCCTCCGTATCCGAGAACCAGAACATATGCCAGCCAGCTCGCCCACCAGCAATGTTTTGCGCCAGCTTTTCTAAAAAACATCAGGCGTAGCGCAATCAAAGCGCAAAGCAACGTGTTGGCAATTACAAAGGGATCTTTAGCCATTGCCGCCTCCCTTGAATCTCGCGATCCAGTCGGCAGGTGATTGGCTGTTTAGCCAGGCCAGCCATTTGATTGCCAGCGCTGAAACGATTACAGCCGCCAGCGGCGCAAGCGTCTGTTTGTTGTATCCCGTCCAGCTCGCCAGCCGATCACCAAATATTCCAGCCCCGAGAACGCCAACCATGAACGATGTCATGAAATAGCAGGCCCGTTTAAATAGCGGCACATCGGAAGCGGTCGCGACGTAATACACGGCCCCGGCAAATGCCCCGAATATAATTCCGTAATCAGTCTGTGTTACTGCCCCGAAAAGCGTTGCGCCCGTTAGCGTGGCGGCGATTACCGTGGATGTTGCCGGATCGGACATTGCGCCCTCCCTTTATTTGATGTCCTCCATTGAGGGCGGTTTTATCTCTTTAGTCGGCGCGCCATCGAGCGCCACAAAGTTGGGGAATGAGCCCGTTTGTAGCTGACGCACCGACTAAAGAAATAAAAAAGGCCACCCGAAGGCAGCCTTTTGTAAACTCATTGATATCATGATGGAATTGCATTCACTACGGGTTTTTCTTTAAGTGCTAACTCAGGGTCATTAACAGATGAAAGAACCCTTAATTTTATCGCCTCGCAAACATTGGCGTATTTATTTTCTTTTTCATCAGCTCGAAATGTTTGCTCTCCGTCATCAACTTCAACAGTTCCATCTGAATACAGGAGGCGAATACGGATGCTTACATTGCAAGCCTTGCCGCCTCTTGGTGAATCATCCACCACTGTAGATATTGTAAAATTAAAGAAGTAATTTGCTTCAAATTCAATCTGGTTCAATGCGCATTTTCTAAAATTCGCATCATACATCTTTCCCGTAAACACATAGGGATGTGTAACCCCACTAATATCAGTCCAGGTTTCCTTTTCAAGACCAAGCGACTTTCTGTATTCATCAACTAATCTTTCAGCTTCTGAAAGAATTAAGTTTCGTCTATTGGACTGCTCGGCTTCAACATCTTCACGTCTTTTCTTTATTTCTTCGTAAGTGATACCCATTGCCTTTCTCCATACGCCATTATGTTGGATTAGCATGATTACCACCTATCTAAGGTCATTTCCGTGATTAAAAACAAAGGCCACCGAAGTGAGCCTGTCAATTTGTCACAACGATAAAGGCTGTGCATGCCGTGGTAATGTACGCGGTCTTATTGAAGGGTAATTAGCCCCACAGCCTTTATCGTTGTGTGCCGGTGACTGGTCCGGCGCGCTCAACCACAGTATGCGCAGATTCAGATTGTGGCCCAGCTCTTTGCTACACCATTTCAGGCACGTTCGTCGCCTGCGCTCCGTTTTGCCACACTCTCGCAGTGGCCGCGCTCATGCCCTTGAGTCTCTGTCGCTCCTCGCCGCTAATAACCGGTGCTCGTTTGGCGTTCGAGCTGCTCTACCGGTGCGCTTGGTCTAAGTAACCCTAACCAGTGCGCTCTCAGCTTTTTACCTGAGACTGGCTCCCTCAATAAGGATTCGGGGCAGCATCATTATTGCTGCGTTGGCTGACGCCTGCGGTCTAACCGTTTTGCTGTCACATACCGACCTCCAGAAACGCGAAAACCCGCACTAGGCGGGTTCTTATAATTCTGACAACATATCAAATTAGGCTTAAATTTAGCCCATTTAGTTTGATTCTGCAAGAACAACTTGAAAATTTGCTGCCTTTTGTTCCGAACGTGTTCGGGCAAGGGCCTTTAAAGAATTCCGATCAAGAGATGAAAGAACCGCCGAAATCACATCCCAGTGGGGTTGGTAGGTTATCGACCAGGTAGATTTATCCACGCCAACCATATCCGCAAGGTCACCATACTGATAACCATCGAGCCCCCTGATTATCATGCGCACATCTTGCGCCGCCAACCAAGTAAGAGCCTTAAGTCGGTCTACGGTCTTTTTAGCCAGCCGCTTAGTATTTCGCGCTGTGAACTCTGCCCACACCCACTTAACGAGAATTTCCTGATGCGCCCATTTGAGATCATTGCCGTAACACCATGACAACCAAGCCAGCTGCTGCTCTGGCAAAACAGACAGCGCGCGACGCCACGACGCTGTGCTGTACTCGAGTTCCATAACTAGCGGTATCGATGTCCCCTTTGCGTGTGACTGCTTGCCGGGAACCGGCGGGTTCGTCAGCGTAATCTTTTTGCCGGTCACCTCGTCGATCACAACTTGGCGCTTCCTGGGAAAACGGTCGTTCGTGTATTGCAGTTGTTCCACCAGCGCTACCAACTGCCCTTTTGTTCTGCCGCTGAAATCGGCGGTGGCCAGCGTCAACGCGTCACGCACGTATTGCAGATACTGATCATTCATAAGCCGAACTCCCCTGACGCCAGCAGAACGCGTACATGATTTTTCATAATCCGGTAATCCACCAGCACTGTGCCGGCGGCGCGAAATAAACGGAGGCGCAGCCAGAACCGGCGGCACTCGACTAACGCTTGCTGTGTCATGGCTTGATCTCCCCGATTAATATTTCACCAATTAATATTTTCCCGCTGACGCCCCAGATTTTGCTGACTCGGTGATCGAATACGTGCGAGTCTTCCTCGAACACGGCATCGAGCAACGCCTTGTGCAAATTATCAAGATCGGGCTTTTGCTGGTGGCCCTTCCCTGCCATTTCAGCGCGCTTTTGCTTACTCCAACTACTTGGCATTGGGATCACGAAAATGATGTGCGCTGCGCTCTCTGGCACTACGACTTTTTTCAGTCGGCACTCGTCTTTAAATGCCCGGTACCGAAGAACGGCAGGACGCTTGGCCCATTTATCCTTCTGGGTCATGCGCGGTTTGCCCATTGGAACGATTTCGTAGGATTTCATCATTTCGGCACCACCAGCCCGCGACGGGTGATTTCTTTGATTGTCAGGACAATGGCGCGGTCCATCAGTTGGCGGCGCTCACCAAGTGAGAGATCTTTGCCGTTATCTATTTCCGTGTGGCAACCCACGCACAAGGCCGCTGTCAGGCTATCGTCGACTTTTAGGCCAATACCTTTCCCCTCATTCCGGTGCGCAACTTGTATGCCCCACGCGCCGCATAGAACGCATTGTTCGAGGCTTCCGACGGCCGCCAGCCATTTTTTATTACGGTATGTTTTCACGCCATTACCCCGCATAGCTCATGAGTTGCATTGCCACGTTCTCCGCTTCTTGCCGGGATGCGAACGTGCGCGACAAAATCCAACGCCAAAGCACGTCAAGCGCGGCGCTGTACAGTTTTTGAAAATCGGTTTCGTCCATATTGGAAAAGGCGATACTGCGGGGGTGTTTACGCAGGGTGCCGTCAGGCAGTTGGATGGCATCGAAATGCCCGGCTTCGGTGATCACCCACGCACGATAGGCATCGAATGATTTGAACATGCTGATGCTGCCTGCGCGCTTGTCAGCTATGCGATCGAGGTATTGTTCGGCGGCGTCCAGCAATGCGTCTTCACTGCCGCCATAGGACGCCAGGAATTTTGCATACCCGCTAACCAGCTTTCGTTCATTAGACGAGATAGCGCCGCCGGTAGGTTCCCAGTATTCAAATCCGAGATTGAGTAACGCGAAGAAACGCCGATGAAATGCGGGGTTGCGGACCTGTTTTACTTCGGCCACCAGCACGGCGCCGAGCTTACATTTTGAATGCAAAAAATCGCTGGTCTCCGGCGAGGCGGGGATCAGGTATCCTGCTTGATGCTTAACGAGTTGTAGTTGCGCCATGGTGTTTCTCCACGACGCGAGGTTCGGTGCCAGTTGTTCAGGCTGACACCGATATTATGGATGGGCGATTAAAGAAAATCAAAGCGTTATTTTACAGCAGCATTATTTAAAGCAAACATAATACTATCTGTGACATGTCACAAAGCCCACCTTATAAATTACTCATGCTTTGGCAAGTATTTAAGAGTGTAAGAATAAAAGCCTTTTTCTTTTAACTCCCTTAATGCTTCGTCCAAATTCTCGATTGCTGTTGATCCAATCTCTCTATTGCTTGAGATCAGAGAAATCTTTTTAAAATCACCAGGTAAAAATTCTATATCACCCCATTTTATTTTTGTTGGGTCAGAATTATGCGGCACGAATAGAAGCTTGAATAAATTTGATTCGCTACGGTACATATCAACCTTCATCTGATACCCACTTAGATTTAAACGGTTAATTTAAGATCATGCCATCCAAGCGTAAGCCAGCACTCATGATCACCAGAAAAACAGCACTCGTTAACGGGTAGTTTATCGCCACATTTCTTGCATGTCGTCAATCCCGATAGCTTTTCTTTGACCTCAACATGATCCCGCCGGATTAGAATTGATAGGTACTCGGCCATTTCATATGGATCACGGCCCGGCCGCCTAGCCGCACAATTCAACCTCAGCATTTCTATTTCCTGAGAGTCCAGGATCAGCTCAAACTTTTGAAATCCAGATTGCTGCTGGCGCTCACGGGATGCCCGCTTTCTGGCCGCCGCCTTTTCCTTTGCGTCTGCCATTACTCACCGTCCTTACCAGCATCACCTGTCTGGGCGACGCAGCCGGCAGCCTCAATCTGCTTCACAACGTAGCCACGGCTCATTACCGTTGAGCTGTTGAGCAACACGACCGGCTTTTGCGGGGCGGTGAATAGCGGTGCAATATTTCTTTCAAGGTCGGTTATGACGCCCCAGATTGGAACGAAAGCGCTCCCTTGCCTTGCCATGTCTCGATAGCTGTCAGCATAAGTCAGCGCCGGGTTAGCCACCGGCACCTGATCGCCTTTCAGCTCTTCAATATACGCGGCAAGCTTATCAGCACGAAGACGCTCATTTTCAAAGCTGACTGACCAGTTTTCAGCCCGCTGGCGTTCTGCTGCCAGTGCCGCCTCTGCCTCATCCAGCTGCTGAAGCAACGCGCCAAGCCGCTGCGCCTGCCGTTCTACCACCGCAACCGGGCATTGGCCGGTGAGCGCAAGGTATCCATCGGGATTGCCGATCATGTCGTGCGCGTTGCGTTCGGCAATCTTGTAAGCCTCAATTGCTGCTTTTTTGTCGATCATATAGCCTCCCAAAAATCGACGTCAGCCTTTGCGGCCTTGAGCGCCGCCTTGTAGCTAGCCTTGGCCTCTTTCACTGTCTTGCAGAATTTCCCCTTACCAAGCGGGCTGGAGAAGCGAACCATTCCGCTGTTCTCATAGCTATAGCCATATTCACGCCGTGGGACGTCGATACCAAGCCAAGTGGCAAAATCATCGCCATAATCAGCATGTAAATATTCCTGATATCGAGCTTTTGACCGGCTGACCTTCGGCGGGGTATAGCGCGCAACTTCGCCGTAGGTGATACCGTCAATAGGGTGGTATGGCCTTGGGCTGCTGTCAGGATCGCTATCGAGAACTATGCCGATATGGTGGCCCATATCCTTGACGATAACGCCGGGCTTGCCATAGGCGGTTACGCGCCGACCCATGCAGGCATTGACGCCATAATGCTGGTTTACATACTCAAAGTTCATGCTTCCCCCCGGCGCGCAGATGTTCGAATTCAATAACCCAGACCCACGGGTTAGCCTGCCAGCTTTCCGGGCCATAGATTGAGTCCCACAGCTCACGGAATGCCAGTCCTGCCTCCATAGGACCGGATGCGGCGATAACCCCTTCTGCGCGAGCATCATCCTCACTCATGCTGCGTAACCGCTCAGCGCGCACGTTGGTGATCAGCAGGTCGATACGTGATGCCCAGCGCGGCATGTGTATGGATGGAGTCCAGGCGCCGTCAAATTCTATTTCACGATCCGGAACACTCCAAATCCCGTAGTTATTAGGTTTCTGCCAGCACGAAGCCTTGTAAATCCGTGCTGCATCCTTCTTGTCGGTTACGATGTTGTCATTCCAATCCACTGGGCAACCATCTTCATTGCCAAGCAATGAGAACGTCTCACGCACCCAGAGCTGATCGCCTACGTTGCCGAACGGGCAGTTATATTCCCTTTCAGAAGTGTCCAACCACCTGCTAGAAGGCAAAAACAATAACAGGCCATCTTCGTCCGGCTGAACCTTTAAAACTCGGCGAGTCTGCGTCTTGCGACCGCTAATGATGGCCTTAACCATCTCAGCGTTGAATAAAATAGGGCGCTCTTTCATAGTTAGTCATTCCAGCAAGAGATTTCTTCATCGATGCATTCATCGATAACATCGACAGTAAGCGCCTGGGCGGCGACCAAAGCCCGACACAAAAATGTGTGTCTGATAGGCTCGTACCAGTAATGAAACTCAGGCGTCCAATACTCTTTACCCATGCCTTTCCATTCCTCGATCGCGATTTCCTCTGCCATTGAATTCAACCAGCTGTCGGCAGAAACTAACGCCGTTTCGCGGATGTACCCTTTGAGGTGATGCTTTCGCCAAACTGGTGAAATTTTCGAATCACAGAAAGGCTTGAAGCGAATAGCCCAGCGGCGGATAAAACGGGCATGAATTGACTTATTTTTCATGATTTACCTCGGCAAATTGATTTGATAGTCGGCGCAGAAATCCAGTACATACATGCACTCCGCAGGGCTTTCCGTTTCATTCACAACGTCACAGCCGCCAGAGTGCAGGCAGTTGCAGTCCTGGCAATTAAGCCGGTTTTCGAAACAGTTCTTCGCCATGTGATAGCCGTTGCACTTCCCGCCGCTGAACCGGTGTGGAAAATTGTAAGAGGGGCATTTGCAGGTCACCTGCCTGCCGTCCCAATACGCCTCCACGCCGCTCATTACAGGGTGCCCGCACGCAGATTTGCGGCGAATTCTTTGGCCGCCCTGGCTGATGCCCTCCACCGCGCACCAGTCGGTGTGTACTGCAGCTGTTCTGCGCCGTCGGCCATCTTCATGCAGTGCTCGGCAAAGAGGTCAGCACCGCGGGCGTAAAGCTCAGTTATGGCGGCGTCGGTGGCTGGGGTTTCTGGATTCCAGTCGTTTTCATCGAACCAGTCATCAAGAGGTGCGGTATCGCCGTTCAGGTGCCAACCGAGAACTTCAAACCCCTTACCATAAAGTTCGCTGTTGACTCCATCCACTGCCACTCGAAGCGCTGCGTTCTCAGCAGTCAGCGCCAGGTTATCGGCCTGAAGTTTTTCGATAATTGACTGGCTCATGATCCAGACCTCCCGAGCATTTTTTTAAATGATTCCAGAAACTTCTTGGCCGTGTCCGCACTGGCGGGCGTGTACAGCTCCGGGATTGTGATAACCGGGACCGGTATCTCCATTCCCGCATCAATCCGCTTAACCATCGCCCGTAGCGACTTAACGCACTCTTTGCGCAGCTCTGCGTCGGTCATTGCAAGGTTGCGCATACGGTCGCTTAACCGGGTGACCATCCAGTAGCAGGCGTTGCTTGGCCACGGAAACGCCTCGGGCGACGGGTACCGGTATTTTTTGGCGTTGTAGGTGACCACAAGGTCGTACAGCTCGGCGCTGGTGGGCAGCCCGTGTGCAACACCTTCGCCCTCTTGGCACCAGGTGACGAACTGGCCAGGTGACGGCAGGAACGGGCGTTCTTGCTGGCGGGCAATGCGCAGACCGGCATCAACCTGGGCTTTTGTCCGGATCCCGTTTTCGGCAAAAGCCAATAACCATTGCTGGCGAAAATTGTTTAAGTCGTCCTGCTCACGAATGTTTGCCATGCTCGCAGGGAACATAGCGCGCAGTTGCTTGAATAGGTCGTTGAATACCACCGATACCTGTTCTGCATTGCCCTGTGGCCCTACTGGCTGCGCCGGGACGCTGTTGGCAATCAGTTGCAGTTGTTTGCGATCCATGCCTTGCAATTCTCTGCTGACGTTTCTCATGGCCTACCCCCTAAAATATCGTTAACCTGCCCTGCTATCGGCTCCATCCAGTCTGTGTTGTCCCAGTCCAAACTCTGGCGTTTCGCCGGGGCCGGGCCGGGTGGAGAACCGACGCGCTGAACGTGCCGGGCAAACTTTTGCTCCCACTGGGCTTGGTGGAAGGACTTGCCCTCGGGCTGCCAGTAGCCGATAAACTCGGCAAGCTGTGAAGCCTGGTAAGGCGGTTCGGGAAGGATTACGCCCCAGGTCGCGGCGCGCTGTCGGAAATCAGCGGAAGGTTTCCAGCCTGGCGCCACAGGGAATTTACCCAGCTGGGTTTCTTCGAAATCCCAGGGTTCGGGATCGAAATTTTCTGGTGGGTTTTGTGGTTCAGGAGGTGTGATTAAATTTTCGTCAACACCCTTAAGAGAGGGGTTTATATCTTCTCTTCTCTTCTCTTCTCTAGTCCGCTTTTTGTCCGCTTCGGGTGCGGACGTTTTGCGGGTATTCCTTTTCCTATCTGCGTCCTGCGCACGACGTTTTGCTGACTGTCCGTTATGTTCAAAAAACCTTGGCATACAAAGAGTTGATTCAGTCTCCTCAAGCCAGCCAACAGTTGTCATTGCTTGCGCAAAGCCCGGGAAGTTAATCATGTCATCCAGGGTTTTTAATGAGTATCCGTCGAGCACTCCATCAGTGGAATGCACGTCAAACAGACACCAGGTGGCGTGCAGTGCGCCGATTACGCGCAATCTGTCCGCACTCAATGCGGACGCAATTCGGACGATTTTCGGATGTGTGTGTAGTTCTGTACGCATCTTGATCCAGTCTCCAGCCATGGTATGTTCCGTTTTTCATTTCTATGTTCATTGGTCGATTGTTTTAGTTTTTTGGATCGTTTTAATCCCATCCAAGCGGACCTGGCCGCGCTCGTTCTGCCCGCAAACCAATGTCGGCCAGCGTTTCAACTGAGGTCAGATAGTCGCGGGAAACCACCGCAGCCTCGGGCGGTACTGCGTGGATTTTTAAGAAAGCCATGATCTCTGCGATCTGCCGGAAATAGCCGTCGGTCTTCCAGCGGCTAACGGCTGACTCGCTCAGCTTCATGTGCTCAGCGAGTGATTTTTGACCTACCGACGCAAGCCGATTGATAAAAATCGACTCGATGTCAAGCGGGTTGTGTTGCGGTAGTTCTAACTTTCGTGCAATTGCGTTTTCCATCTGTGATATTTCCTCACGGCAGTTGGTGCGGTTTGCGGCTTTCGCCATGCAGAAGCCAGTAAGGGTCGCACTCTAATGCCCTTGCCAACTCAACCAGGAAGCGTGGGCGCTTTGTTTCGCCAGCTTCAATAGCTTGAACTGATTGCTGCCTCATCCCAGCCAGCGTGGCCAGTTGGGATTGAGACAAATTCATTTCTTCGCGCTTTTGTTTTAGTCGTTGTGAAATAGTGACCATATATGTACCCCCACAGTTTTATCTGTATTCTCTGACAGTTATTTCTGTTTGTCAAATACAGTTTTGCCTGTGATGATCAGATCACATATGAAAGGAGGGAAGGAACCATGAGCCTTGCAGATCGAGTGAAGCAGAGAAGGAACGAGCTAAACATGACACAGGTGCAGGCTGCGGAAGTGGCGGGTATTCGTCAGCAGTCATGGCAAAGTATTGAAGATGGTAAAACATTAAAACCACGAAACATTGTTGGTATTGCAGAAGCGCTAAAGTGCGAGCCGGCATGGTTAATGAACGGTGGAACGTTCTTACCAGTGAGCGAAGTAAACACAAGGAAGATACCGTTGATAAGCTACGTTCAAGCCGGAGCACTGGCCTCAAAAAGCCCTATTGAGGCATTTGATGGAAGTTTTGAGTATGTAATGACAGATATGGATTGGTCTGAATATAGTTTTGCGCTAAAAATTATCGGCGACTCTATGGAGCCTGACTTTAAGGCCGGCGATGTGATTATCGTTGACCCTGAAATCGAGCCGACACCAGGGGAGTTCGTGGTTGCAGCGAATGGGGATCATGAAGCAACTTTTAAAAAATACCGACCTACGGTTGCCTCAGTGAACGGTCATCAGCACTTTGAGTTGGTACCTCTTAATGATGACTACCCGATTTTAAAAAGCATAGACAAAGACATACACATTATCGGAACAATGGTTGAGCATAGGATTTACCGCCGAAAACGCTAACCGCAAAACTTAACACGAGAAGGCCGCCATGTTTTGGCGGCTTTTTTTTGCCCGCAAAAAATATTTTCCCTTCAAATACAGAAATTTATTAGTTAACCATCAAATTTTACAGTTTTGTCTGTTGACGATAAAACAGTTTTATCTGTATTCTTATCACATCAAGTCAACGACACGCGAGTGTTTCGGTCAACGTTCTGACAGCTCGGAAAGACGGGAGATAAAAAATGGCATTAGTTTCTGTACCAAAAAGCGGCAAAGCCTGTTTGATGCGCAATCGTCGCACCGGGGCAACCTGGATTGTTTCATTCGATTATACCGATGGCACTTACTGGCATGAACCAGTTGGCAATCTTCGCAACATCCGTCGAGCGTACGCGTCGCGTTCCGTTAACAAAGCATTAGTTCCGGCGGGAACTCAATAACGAAAAAACCCGCCGAAGCGGGTTCTTACGCCGGCAGCCGACCAAGGCATACCGGAAACAATCGACCAATGAACACACCCAAAGAGCGCTATCACTGGCTCGGGCATTCTACAACCTGATGGAGTTAAAACGCAATGAGCGAATACGCGTATCTGATTAAAGCAAAAGCAAAATCCGAGGCAAAAAGCCTGTTTTGCTGGTTCAGCGCAAAGAGCGATTCCCGCGCTGATCGTGAGATCGCAAACCTGCTGGAAGATGCTGAAATTGAAACAGGACGCGGCGCTGATTATGTGCTGCCTGTCCGCACTGATCTGCCTGTCTTTGACGATTTGCCGGAAGAGAGCGAGCTGGACGCAACATGGTGCGACCGCTACGAACTTGCCGACGACAACCGCACCTGGCGCAAAATAACCCAGGAATCAACAGCTGTGACTATTCAGGAGGAACACCCCCCGGTCACTACTGAAATTGAACCTGTAGAAAAAGCGGCAGACCAAACGCGCACGATTGATCTGCCTTTCAATTCCCGCGTTGTGGCGTTCTTCTTGTTCGGCGTTTTTGCCGTATCAAAAGAAGAGTTGGCCACTATTCGCAGGGTGGAAATGGATACTGATAATTCCTATGTGCAAAATCTGATCTTGGCAGCAAACAGCACTCTCTCGCTCAAGCAGTGCTATGAAAATGTGCTATGCAACGCCATCTGCATGATAAAGGAAATCTGGCAAGACGCCGGCAAAACACCGGATCTCAATAACATTTTGCTGGTCATGAAGGACTTTGTGAATGAACCGGCAGACCGCGCCGGAGTAAAAGCAAAATGGTTAAAGAAAGTCGGCAAATCAGAAATTACCCGCACTGATGCCGGTACCAATGCTGGTGGCGCTGGGGATATTACAAATCTGGAAATGCTTGATCTGGTTATTGCCAGCGCAATTCTTTCCCGGTCTATGGACATTCCTGACAGCTATTCAATTCCGGGGCCGGTATTACGGCGGGCAAAAGAGATGGTTGCGGCAAAAGAAAGCCCGTGGCGTGAATGGTCTTCTGTGCTGCGTAAAACGGCGGGCGTTTTGGACTTTGAGCGTGGCGCGTTTTTTAGACTTATCACTGGCGCTGATCCGGAGATTCACAAATTCCCCGGCACTTTACAGACCTATGTAAATAGCAATCTGGGCGTTCAAAAAGACAGCGAAATGCCAAAAGTGATCGCCACCACTAAAGCCAGTGCTGATGCGGGTTCCGAGGCTAAAAATATCGAAATGGTGAACACCCAGCCAGTGATCAAAAACGAAGGTAACGGCATTTTTTCAGTTGCAGAACTGGCTGGCGATGACGCGGTAGGCAACACTGACAAATCCAGTGCTGATGCGGCTTTCAATGAAAATAAAACGACTTTGGGCAGCATGACCGTCGAGGAAATTGCGGGGGGAATTAACGCAATCAACCCGAACGTTCAGGTAAAAGTTCCAGAGGTAGAGCCTGAACCAATTGATGCTGAGTTTTACCCTGAAATAGAGCAACAAATCGCACCACAAAATATTCCGGAAACTATTCCTGATACAGCTGAACCACCAGCACCAGAATACCCGGCGTTCTTTGAGCCTGGCCGCTACGAAGGGATCCCTAACGAGGTTTACCACGCCGCGAATGGCATCAGCTCAACACAAGTGAAGGACGCCCGTGTATCGCTGATGTATTTCAATGCTCGGCATGTTGAAAAAACAATCAAAAAAGAACGGTCAGCCGTGTTGGATATGGGGAACCTTGTCCACGCTTTAGCCCTTGAGCCTGAAAAGCTTGATCAGGAATTTAGCATTGAACCGGCGATCCCCGATGGCGCTTTCACAACAACGGCAACGATCCGCGCATTTATCGATAAATACAATGCAAGCCTACCGGCACAGCTCAGTGCAGACGAAATAAAGGCGCTGATCGAGGCACATAACGCCACGCTGCCCGCCCAGTTGTCGCTCGGTGCTTCCGTTGACGAGACAGGACAAATCTATATGACTCTTCCCGTTGAATTTCAGCGGATAGAAGAGGGCCAGAAACAAACTGCAGCGGCAATGAAAGCCTGCATCAAAGAATACAACGCCACCCTGCCCGCCCAAATTAAAACTAGTGGCGGCCGGGACGCCCTGCTCGAGCAACTGGCAATAATCAACCCGGATATGGTCGCCCAGGAAGCGCAAAAACCAGAACCGTTGAAAGTGTCAGGGAACAAGTTGGACCTGATCCAGGCAGTAAAAGCGGTTAATCCCGAGGCGATATTTGCCGACGAACTGCTGGACGCGTGGCGCGAGAATCCAGAAAACAAAATCCTGGTTACTCACCAACAAACCGCCACGGCCACTGCTATTCAGTCTGCATTGCTGGCGCACCCAACGGCAGGAAAACTGCTATCGCATCCTGACCGTTCAGTCGAAGTGAGCTATTTCGGTTTTGACGAAGAAACAGGGCTGGAAGTTCGCGTTCGCCCCGATCTAGAGATTGATATGGATGGAATACGAATTGGTGCGGACTTGAAAACTATCAGCATGTGGAATGTTAAACAGGAAAGTTTGAGGGCAAAACTGCATCGGGAAATCATCGAACGTGATTACCACCTTAGCGCAGCCATGTACTGCGAAACAGCTGGGTTAGATCAGTTCTTCTGGATTTTCGTGAATAAGGATGAGGGGTATCACTGGATTGCCATCATAGAGGCGTCAGCGGAATTGCTGGAACTGGGGATGCTCGAGTATCGCAAGACAATGAGATCCATAGCCAATGCAATGGATACCGGTGTATGGCCTGCGCCCGTCGTAGAAGACTACACCGACGAATTAAACGATTTTGATTTGCGCCGTCTCGAGTCACTTCGGGCGCAGGCATAAGGGGAATGACAATGCAAAACATGGCAATTTCAACAAACGTACAGGACCAGGTAACTAACTCAAATGTTGCCTTGTTCGACCCCCAGTACCTGGCGGCGATCAGCTCATTTGCACAAATTATGGCGCAGGGTGCAGCAACCATACCCAAGCACTTACAGGGGAATGTTGCTGACTGTATGGCCGTCGCCATGCAAGCAGCGCAGTGGAAACTTAGCCCTTTTGCGGTAGCGCAGAAAACGCACCTCATTAATGGCGTACTTGGTTACGAAGCCCAGTTAATCAATGCGGTTATCTCCCGCAGTGGTGTACTGGCTAACCGTTTCGAATACGAATGGTATGGCCCATGGGAGAACGTGATCGGAAAATTTATCATCAAGAAAAACAGCGATGGTAAAGAGTATCGCCAGCCTGGTTGGTCAATGGCTGACGAGCGCGATATCGGCATCATTATTAGCGCTCGCCTTAATGGAGAGGATGAGCCGCGTAAACTGGATCTGCTGCTGGCGCAGGCGCGAGTCCGTAACTCTACTTTGTGGGCTGATGATCCTCGCCAGCAATTGGCATATCTGGCTGTGAAACGCTGGTCAAGGCTCTACTGCCCTGACGTCATTCTCGGTGTCTATACGCCCGATGAGCTTGAAGAGCGACAAGAGAAAGTAATTAATCCTGAATCAGTGGATCGCGTCAGCCTGAAAGATATTACTTCATCGGGCAGCCAGCCAGAAACAACAACCACGACCCAGGAATCAACAATAAATATCGATGATATTGCAGATGAGTTCCGCGATCGCATTATCAAAGCCGAGACAATGGATCAGGCCAGGGCAATAGGTGAAGAGGTTACAGCACAGAGAACGCTACTGGGAGCTGGGCTGGTTACCGAGCTGAAAAATAAAGCCGTTAAGCGCCATCACCAACTGAAAGCAAAAAACACTATCGAGGGGCTAATTAATACTCTGCCATCTTCCGGCGATCCGGAGGCATCAAACCGGTTTGCAGAGGTTGAACAGAAATTAACCTCAGCAAAAAACCACCTTGGTGATGAGTTATTCGAGAAATTCAGCATCACCCTGGCAGACATGAAACCGGAATATGCCGGCGCGTAAACCAAATTGGCGGGGAAACCCGCCACAAGGAAAGGTCATGAGACTGATTAACCGCGCCGAGCCAAAAACCATAGCATGGGATGCCTGTGAAGCAGCGCTGACCGAGCACAAGCGCAGGTTTGGCGAGTATGCACGGCAGAAAACCAAAACTACTTATCGCATCAAATTGCGGGACAAAAAGATCACAGTTGAGGTCGTTACCCGCAGCGCCAGTTACGTGGCCACGGCGATGGTATGTGCCAGAAGCCTGAGAAGTATTGTTACTGCATAAGCCCTTGAAGGGCTTTTTGGATGGACCATGACTAAAGCAATTACATCCCAACAGGCGGCGGACCTGCTGATTACGTCAAAAAGAACGGTACATAAGCTTATTGCATCAGGGAAATTGCCAGGTAAAAAAATTGGCAATAAGTACCGCACAACGGAACAGGCTTGCATTGCGTATTTATCATCTACGGACGACACTACTGATCGGAACGCGGGTGATGTAAAAGGGGAAGTAAAACCATGTCAATCACCCAAAGAAACGGAGTATGGCACTGTCATTTCTTTACGCCATCAGGAAAGAGAGTTAGGCGCTCTCTTGGCACGAGGGACAAAAAGCAAGCTCAGGAGTTGTACGACAAACTAAAGTCTGAGGCCTGGCGAGTCGATAGCCTGGGGGATTTGCCTACCAGGACATTTGAGGATTGTTGCATTCGCTGGCTGAGAGAAAAAGAGCATAAGCGCTCACTGGACGATGATAAAACCAAGATTGAATTTTTTCTTGGCCACTTCTCAGGGCGTGATATTTCAACCATTACCCCGAATGAAGTACAGGATGCCGTATCCAAGATGGTGAACCGAAAGCATTTCCAGATATGGGAAAGCAAGCGGAATGCCGCGCAAAAACTTGGTAAAGAGCCACCAAAATATACGGCGATACCAGTAAGCATGGCGACACGTAGCCAACACCTGTCGTTTATGCGCTCTCTGCTTCGTGCTGTAGCAAATGACTGGGGTTGGATGAAAACCGCCCCAGCCATCAAAACAAGAAAGCCACAAAGTAAAAGGATTCGATGGCTAACGCGGGAAGAGGCAGAACGGTTAATCGACTGCATGCCTGAAAGCATAAAGCCTGTGGTAGTTTTTGCTTTGGCCACCGGCTTGCGCCGCTCAAATATTTTGGATCTTGAGTGGTCGCAAGTCGATATGCTGAGAAAAGTTGCATGGATAAATCCAGAGAACGCAAAAGCGGGCAAGGCGATTGGCGTAGCTCTGAATGATACCGCATGCAAAATTTTGAGAGAACAGATAGGAAAACACTCACGTTGGATATTTGTGCACACAAAGCCAAAGCATCGACCAGACGGCACACTTACACCAGCTATCAGGAAAATGCGTGTTGATGATAACTCGGCCTGGAGCATCGGCCTAAAAAAGGCGGGGATTGAAGATTTTCGATTCCACGATCTTCGACACACCTGGGCAAGCTGGCTTATTCAGTCCGGTGTACCTTTATCAGCGTTGCAAGAAATGGGGGGATGGGAAAGCACTGAAATGGTTCGTCGCTATGCTCATTTGGCCCCAAATCATCTGACCGAGCATGCACGTAAAATCGATGCCATTTTTAGTCATAACGACACAAATACGACACAAGGAGAAAATCAGGCGGGATTGAAGTTGGCGTAACTCATTGATTTTAAGTGGTACGCCCTACAGGGCTCGAACCTGTGACCTACGGCTTAGAAGAACGTATGACCTATATTAACTTACTGAATTAACACAATTATCCCGCGTTCCAACGGCATTTTGTGTCTTTTCGTGTCGTCATGGGTTTTATCGTGTCATGCCGTGTTATTGCGGTACGCCACAAATACGACACGCTACCTAATATCCGAACATCACATAATTATGATGAACGGTCGCACTATCTTGGGTATTTCCCAGATCCGCATTCCATAAAAAACCAACCATAATTGGTTGGTTTTTATGCCCGGGATTTGACTGGTGTAAAAATGGTGTAAAGCCCACGCCGATACCTCATTGATCGTAGTAGCCTTGCTAACAGTCACCTTAGAATTCATCCGATAAATCCATAGTATTTATATGGATAAAACGGTCTAAAACTCTAGCGGCCAAAATGGGCGTTTGCGTAGTGCTATGGAGAGATTTTGAACAATTTTAAGCTATGGATCTTGCTTTTAATAGTCACTGTGCTCGCAGCCTATCTGGCGGCTCAAGAAATCGGTTTCATATGAATAGCGTTCTGCCGCAGAAGTGAAATCCTTATTGGGTGCGTACCCTTTTTATTCACTACCTCGGATCATCGCCTGCTCGGCAGCCGGCACATACTTGTAAATCGTCTTTGTCGAAACCTCGCAGATCAATGCAACCTGGTTTACAGTCGCTCCGTTCGCAAACATACGCCGGGCCCTGGCCACAACGTCGGCCGTCATAACCCGGCGGCGGCCGCCGATCCGGCCTTCTGCTCGAGCGGCTGCTAAACCAGCCATCGTTCGTTCAACTATCAACTCGCGTTCCATTTCTGCCAGGGCACTCATTACATGAAAGAAAAAACGCCCCATTGCTGTACCGGTATCGATACTGTCAGTAAGACTGCGAAAATGGACGCCCTTCCCCTTTAGATCTTCAATCAAGCCAATTAGGTGCCGAACGCTACGGCCTAACCTATCCAACTTCCAGACAACTAGTGAATCCCCCGCTTTTAGTGCTTTCATGGCCTTTTTTAGCCCTGGTCGATCCGTAGACTTCCCGCTTATCTTGTCCTCGAAAATCTGCTCACATCCTGCGCTAACCAGCGCGTTCCGTTGTAAATCTGTATTTTGGTCATTTGTTGACACCCTTACATAGCCGATTAGCATCTAAATCAATCCCGTAAATAGCGTTATTTTGCCGGATGGGATGAATATCAATGAGTTGAATAGAGTCGCTAAAAGGTTCGTTTA